AGGAGCCGATTCGTAAAATAGGAGTAGAAGATGAATTGCCCTAAGTGTGGAAAGAAGACGAAGATTATCGACAGCCGTGTTGCTGGTGATATAACTATTGTCTGCAAGGAACACAACTACACGGGCAGCAAGGTTCGCAGGAGACACCAATGCAAGTGCGGGATTAGGTTCTGCACGATTGAAGTCCTATGCGAAATACTCCCACCTGTATTTCCAATTGAAAACAGATACAGAAAACCTAAACCAAAAACGAAACCCAAGAAGTCCAAGCCGAACAACGATTGGCTGGAGAGAATAAAAAGAAAGCTAGAAGAAGTATGACCTACGAAGAATTTGTTTCAGCCCTCGTCAAAGATGGGCATAAGATTAAAGAAGAGATAACGCCAGCCGAGTGCCACACTTTGCACATGATTATGGGCATCTGCGGCGAAGCGGGAGAGCTGCTTGATGCGGTGAAAAAGGCTATCATTTACCGCAAAGATTTGGACCTCGTTAATGTAGTCGAGGAACTGGGTGACATTGAGTTTTACCTTGAAGGTTTCCGTCAATCGGTTGGTATTAGTCGGGATGAGACCATTAAGGAAAACATGGACAAGTTACGGAAGCGTTACGCGAAGATCGCATACACCGATGAAGCTGCCCAGACTCGCGCAGATAAAGCCTGACACCGCATTGCTGCTATCTGTTATAGCCATTTGCGTAATGTATAAGCTATTCGTGAAATGAATCTATACCCATTCGTAGGCATGGATGATTCGGGAGACATGCACATTTACATGTCCCCGTTTCGCCTGAACAAGCTGAGTCCTATGCACTCTCGCGGAAAACCATTCCCAGATGGAGTGGACCGCGCTATCGAGCCAGAGCAGACGCGAGACTTGTTAAAGAAACTGTGCGATTACTTTAATGACTATGACTCTCGGAAGAAAAAGAAGTAAGCCACTCCGTTCTAGGAAGCCTATGAATCGTGTGTCCGATAAGCACCGGAAGGAGCTAAAGGAATACTCGCAGATTAGGTGTGATTACTTTATGCTGAATCACTTCTGCGAGATATGCGGAGAGGCGGCGACGGACATTCACCATAAGGCTAGACGAGGAAAGAACCTCAACAATACGGAAACTTGGATGCCTGTCTGCCGCCTGTGTCACACCAAGCTACACGATAACCTAAAGTGGGCAAAGGAGAATGGCTATCTGATATGACTATATTCGCTCTAGACCCCGGCCCTAAAGACTCAGCATTTGTGCAGTGGGATGGGAAGGTTATAGACCACGGGCATATCGACAACTTTGAGATGCGTCAACTGCTGATTGGTAGGGAGTATGATGTCGTAGCCTGTGAGATGGTAGCCAGCTACGGCATGGCGGTAGGTGCAAGTGTATTCGATACCTGTCGCTGGGTTGGGAGATTTGAAGAGGTCGCTAGGACTGACACGCTCTTGTGCTACAGGAAGGACATCAAGATGTTTCTTTGTAAGACGATGCGATCTAAAGACAAAGACATCCGGCAAGCACTACTGAACATTGTAGGACCGCAGGGAACGAAGGAAGACAAGGGTCCGACCTACGGGCTGAAATCACACACTTGGTCAGCACTAGCTGTTGCGGTGTATGCTCAAAACAAATTGACTACGGTTAAACAATAGTTATATTGCGACACGCCGATCTTTTGGTTCGGTGTTTTTGTGTGTTCATTAGTTCATAGGTTGAGAAGGGGGCGCAAGCCCCCTTCTTATTTAGGTCTGCAATACCTAACCTGACGGACCTTGCCAGATCGGTAAACCTTGAACACTTTAGATTCCAACCCAAATCTTTCCGGTCCTGCGTTGATAGTTACGGGCGCTCTGTTAATCTTCTTTGCTATAGTATAGATATCTAGCCAACCAGCCTTACGCAATTCTGCGTCATCGTCTATCCTGTTGTCATTGAAGAATGCCTGCCAAGCATCAGCTACAGCGGCAACATCCACGGATTGTTTGGTTTTCTTTCGCATAGGTTTACGGTTATTTGTGTGTCAGTATAAAAGCCATACCCGAAGCCTTGGCTCCAAGCTAAAGTAGCGCGGCGTGTCTTGGCATAGCTAGCGTCAAACTTCATTAACATACCAACGCAGTAAGCGGTAGCAGATTGCAGAGTCCTGCCCGGCTCCTGTCCTACTCGGTGTAGGTGTCCCATGATGCAGCTACCAAATGTCTCCGCATGATCTCTGATGGCAGACATGTTGAACATATAGCCGTGCAAGAACTTATGACCACCAAGAGTGTAGTGTGAGCGAATGTCGTATTCGTATGTGCGAGCCTTGAGCTTCTTTGCGGTAGCCTCGATCTCTTGTATGACAATAGTCGCAGCGTGTGCAGCGAGAGCGTTAGGAGAATGCGCCAGCTTGAACAATCTATCCTCATGATTTCCATAAAGGATATGCTGTGGCCGAAGCTCCTGTAAAAAGTCCACACCAGCGGCGAGGTCTTCAGCGACAGAGGCAGCACGATCAGGCGCGTTTGGATCTGACATCGCTCCACTGCGAGCAGCCGCCATATCCACGAAGTCTCCTAGATGAATCGTGTTGTCAGGGCGAAAGCGATCTCGGAACGAAAGCACAGCATCCCTAGCCTCTGGATCAATGTTGTCTCCGTGAGAACAGGAGACTGCCATCCACTTCTTCCACTTCTTTGTGATGTTGAACGGCTGGAACCGCTCGCTAGTTTTACTTTTCATTGGGTAAATCGGGGCATTCAAAGTCGTCCTCACTGAACATCGGCTTTCCCTTCGCGTCTAGGAATGGGAAGTGGCGCAGGCAACTGTAAGCCATGTCTTCAATATCGGATACTTTCTTTGGTCTAGTTGAGTGGTGAAGCAAATCGCGGAGGAATTTACGGGTCTTCCAGAGCGAGTGATATTGTTCGTAGCGTAGCGAGATAGAGTTACCCTGCCTTCCTATTTTAATTCTGGATGCTGCTTGTGATCCGTTGGAGTGAATACTTTAAGGAACATATCTGTGGAGCCTAGCCAACTAAAGCCATGCCCCCATGCTATCGTCTCTTCTGGACTTGCCATTATTACTTGCTGGTCTTTACCGCAGCCTTGTTCATTGCCGCGAAAGGTCCACCAGCTACCGGGTTTCGGGAGTATCATTTGTGTGTAGGAGTTCTTGCGGAAACTTGTTTAGCAGGTCCATCAGTGCAGCCTCGCCATCAATCACGGCATCCTCGCTTAACTGTGGAAAAACAGCATGGAGGACTTCGTGAATTGCGGTAGAGAGAACGCTGTCTGGATCAGGCTCAACAAATATCTTGTTATCTTCGGCGACACAAAGGCCGATGTCGTCATCTTCAACACCGATGTAGTCGTCTTCAGTGGGCTTTTTGAAGATAATCTTCCAAGGCTCCTCGCTGATTCGGACTGTTAGCCGTTTGAATCGCACGGTATTAGAATTGCAGATTCTTTTAAGAAGTCAAAAGATATTTTTATATGCTTGTGTAAGTAGCTTTGTCATTATGACTAGCAATAGATTTGCAGATTTCAATGAATCGTTTAATTGGAAGCGTTCCTCTCATCATATTTATATCTTTGTGAACCCACTGAATGTTGTCTTTTTCGTATCCAATAGAATTATCAATCCTGTCAAGTGAAGCTGTTATATCCTTGAAATCACCAGATGAAATTAATGGGATGCCACTTAAAGCGCATTTATTGTTTTGATTGATTAAAACATTTCCAGCATCTTCAATCGTGATATTCCAAGGCTTTGATCGCATCTCTGCATTAACCTTATATTTCCTAAAGAAACTAACCCTTATTCCAAATTGCTCTCCTGTTGGGTGATTGTTTTTATTTGAGCATTTTTTACACGGCTTGCAACTCATTGCGATTGCATGTTGCCGCCTTTTTACAATTCTGATTCTGCTACACTTTATGCAACAAACCTCAAAAGCAAATTCAAGTTTTCCATGCTTAGTAGCTGCCCTGCCAATTCTTTTAACATTTGCTGGAATTTCAAGAGGTTTTCCCATGAATTGAAATTACCATTTAACAAATCTGGAGTCAATGGCAAAGTGGCCCATTTCACCCTGTTTGCCCAGTAGGCAGCAGACATCTTTCCTTTCGCAATGTTCTTTGCGTGGCGAGCCTTAAAGCTCTCTCGACGCTTGCGGTCAGCGGCAGACTCTCCTTCGCGTTTAGGAGAACCAGATACACCTTGTTGCCCAAATCGAATCGTCTTAACATTATTCCCTTCCTTCGCCAAAACTACATGGGATTTCTTAGCTCCCGGCGTTCTCTTAGGCTTGTTCACGCCGGACACACCGAGTCGCTTCATTGCTGCTTTAATTGCTTCGCTCATTGCTTAATGCCTCCTTGATGATCTGCCTCACATGGTTAATCTGCCGTGCCTTCAAGCACTGCCGTAGTATCTCTTTTAGTTTCTTGTTCTCTTTAATCAACGCTTCGGTGTCACTCATAAAAGGCTAGCTTCGCAATCATGTAAAAGGCTGCTAGCGATACTGACATAGACAGCATCGCTAGGATTAACAGCTTGTATTCTTTGGATGTCATTTAGAATCCTTTGTAATCGGAATTCATTGCTTTTCCTAATCTCTTAACATCACCAGCCCTGCGAGCAGCATTTATTTCATATATTGCACTAGCTGTTTCTTTAGCGCGCTCCATCAATGATGGGCCTTCGCGTCTTGGCGCATTGCGTCTCGCTTGCATTTCTTTCCGAAACGCTTCGCTTAAAGCCTCTTCTTCTGGTGTTCTTTTCTTTACAGGCGGCTTGGTTTCAAGCTTAATTTCAGGAAGATCCTCAGTCCACGGTCTCCGTTTCTTCTTTTCGTATTGAGTCGTCAATGCAGTTGACGGAAGTTTACTCTTCTCTCCAAGTGGTCTGAAAAGGTCTTCCAATGCTTTATCTTTTTGGTCCATATATTTTGTTTCTATTGTTAAACTATAAATTTCTTGCTGAATTCTAACGCATTGTTCCATCTATTCTGCAAGCCAGCCCAAAACTTTGCTCTGGCTCCGACAGGTGGAGCAACGCGAATCTCGTATGTTTCTCTAGCCTCACGCAGCTTGTCAAGAAGTGATGCCACATTCTTTGCTGCTTTAGCTAGACTTGCTTTTGTTACAGGCCCAAACTTTCCGTCATCAGCAATACCCAATGCAATCTGCAAGATACGCAAGGCGCCTTTCGGTCCTCGGTTAAATGCAGTATCACGGAGGAATGCTTCTAGCGGAGCTAGTTCAGTCCAGTTCTTAACGACATCAGTGTATTCAACAAGATACTTCTTTGCGAAGCTCTCTGCTTGTGAATGACGGTTGTTGTCGATGAGATTCTTTAGATGCGTTGCAGCTTTGGGATGATACCTATCGTTGATGCCTGCAACTTCAAATGTGCCGCCGCCATCTGCTTTAGGTAGCGGATAAACTTTAAGCCTGCCGAGCTTATCCTTGCGAGCCTCGGACTTCAAAATGAAGTCTCCCATCTCCAGTCTCTCTGCCTCGGTAGCCATTCTAGAAATCAGCGGAGCCTTTAATCTCGCCCTTGATTGGAAGAACGCTAACGCTGATCCACAAGCTATCAATCAAGCGAATCAAGAACGGTCTGTCGTCAACGATTGGCGTTACCTTAATCGGATTCTCATACCACACATGCGAAGGATAGGCAATCGCACTGCAATGCGCGGAGATGAACAGAAGATATACGCCGAAGATTCTTTTACGCGCAGGCTTGGCTTTACGCACTTCTGCGTTCGGATTAAACTCACCGCCCGGCTTAGTCCTACGGATCGTTTTACGGGCCTTTACGCGCCCGTAAATAGCCAATCCTGCACCGATGCTTTCCATTGCTAGAGTAACGATGTCGGTCAACTCCTCGTTGACTATATCAACATTGAGCCACTTCAAGACTTGAGCAAGTAGCATAACGACGATTCCGATAATCGTCCTGCTCTGCCACCATGCCTTCTCTTCGTTCATTTGTCCGTCAGCTTTGCAAGAGCAAGCTCGATAGCGAGGTTGACTGCGCGGTTGGAAGCGTTGATTCCTTCGCGGGTTGCTGCGTCTTTAATCTTATCAACAGCAATCCTGCGCTTCTCGTCGCCGCTTTTATCCGAAGTAAGCAGTGAGGATACAACTTCCAGCGCGATAGGAAGCAGTTCTTTTAGCAGAGATGTAGCCGAGTCGCGGAGGATCGGAATGATGAACTCGATAACTGATTTGGATGCTCCGGTAATAGCGGAGATAGCTTTAACAAGTAGTGTTTTCATTTGTCTTTTTTGTCGTTGTTACGCTTCTCTATCATAACAATAATAGAAACTATCGCCGCAATTGTTCCGAATGCAAGAGATGTAATCCGTAGCCACTGCTCAACATGCGGAAGAACAGAGATAGCAACTGCTAGAAGGCTTGTTAAGGAACCCATAATACCGGGGTGATGTGGGGCTGACTGAGGATCGAAATTCATTTAAGAGAACATAATTTAATTGTTTAACAATATTCAATAATTATTTCAGGTAATCGTTAGAGTTGATGTAGACGAGTCGTATGTTCCAGAGCGACCAGAAACGCCTGTTCCTGTAAGTGCGACAGACAATCCTGTTTGAACTGTTGATCCGATGAAGAACTTAAATGTATCGCCGATAGTCGGAGCGATTGTGAAGTTTGCGGTAACAGATGTATTCGTGAATGTAACTTGGTTGCACTTGTTTCCTGTGTTCACTTGGAACGAAGCGGAAGAAACGATCAGGTTGCCAGCAAGGGTTGATGTCGATCCTGTATATGTATTAACGCCAGTAAGAGATGCGCTTCCTGCTCCTTGTTTAACTAACCCTCCTCCTGTCCCGTCTGTAGTAAGCGCACTCGGAATATTAAGCTGACCAGCGGAAGCATTAAGAACCGCACCACCAGATTTAACCACGCACGATATTGTTGAAGGTATCGTCATGGTGTTAAGGCTTGTAAATGTCCCGCCATTTAGATTTATCGTGGATGGAGCTGCCGTAAATACATGGCTGATGCCAGTAGTAGTTAATGTGCCTCCAGAATTTACATTGATTACAGATGTAGCCCCAGAAGAACCACGGCCAATGATAAGGCTATTTGCATTCATTGTGCCTGTTCCAGATACAGTTAAAGTGCTTGTAGTGGTTCCACTGCCGCCGCCGCATTCAGTTCCAGATGTCGCTGTAAATGTTCCGCCTGTAATATTTAGAATACTATTTGATCCGGCTAACCATACACCACCATTTGTATTAACTGTTCCGCCAGAAACATTCATTGTTCCTGCTCCACCATTGTTATCCCCAA